ACCTGCTTCTTTATCATGGCGAACGCTGTACACCACTGGTAATTAGTAATTAGTAATGTAAACCATAAATGCTGCAGGTAGTAACTCAAAGAAGTTCTCCTCAAAAGCAAACTTGCCATATCTATCATCTTGGAATCTTACTACACCTCGATCCATTAAAGGTTTTAGTAGCTTCTCTCTCCAAGTCTTGAATTTTTCAATCGCTCCATATTGTTGATCTAAATGAATGACCGCAGCAATGTGACGAACTCGTGTGGTTAGAAACTCAATAGCATTTGGATCAAGAATACTCATCTCAGCTCCACTCGCATTGATTTTAAGAAAGTCGATTTTATCAAGCTTTTGTTCTTCAGCAAATTGCATCAATGACATAAGCCGTGGCTCAGCCGTTTCCCTGCCTGTTATCTTATGAATTTTTGAAAGGTCTGCGTCGGTTTTACCTATAGCAGCGTTGATAGGAAATACCTTACGTGCTTCTTGATCCATGATGTAGTCAGAAACATTTGCAATTGCTGTTCGTAAAAGATCACGATTAGGTTCAATCATATAGACTTTGGTAGCATCTGCATCAAGCGCTTTGGCTGAGAAAATACCAACCCCTGCACCAACATCAACAACTACATCGTCGGGTAGTACTTCGTACCACCAATCATAATTTTTACTAACGTTCATAGTATGCCAGATGTGAGCAACGTGGTTCATACTTAAACCAGTAGTGTCAATCTCATTAGTAAACGCTTTCGGTCGAAACATGTTATATCCTCAATGAATAAATAGTATAGAATCAGTGTACGGAACCATTTTTATTATGTCCACGGAATATATATTCACAAAGAGCCCGTTCAGTTTATCGGCAAGTGGGTATGAGGATAATTTATATCTAGAACCTAAACAATTTTGGGAGCTTCATCGAGAGACCGGCTACCATCGATACGGCTTCATACATATTAACAAATGTGCTGGTACTTCGATTATAGAATACTTAGGTGGACCTAAATGCCACTACAAGGTTGATGAAGCGATTCGTGAAATTGGTATGGAACAATGGAAGAGCTATTACACGTTTACTGCTGTTCGCAATCCTTATGATAGAATGATATCGATGTATCAATATAGGATCAAGTACATCTGGTTCTTCGGAGATAAGATGAAAAAGGATCGTCCTTGCATTAACGAGTGGATTTATAAGGTGTTAGTTGAACGAGATAAAGATCTTATACATAGTAACTTCGACCCGTGGTTCTCACCTGCTCTTGATTGGATTACTTATGAAGGCGAGATTTGTGTTGACAAGGTAACTAAGGTCGAACATATAGATAAAGATTGGAAAGAAATTTGTGAAGGGATTGGTTGTAAGTATTATCCGTTACCTCGTAAAAATTATACATGTAGAGATGCTGCAATACAAACATTCTCTGAACTCTCATCTGAGAGTGTAACAATATTAAACGAACATTTTGCTAAAGACTTTGAAGCGTTCGATTATAAAATCAAAAAGGTATAACACATGATCACTAACTATTTGTCTACCGCTGGATTCGATATCAAAATCACTCGTCTTCCCGGTGTCGAATTCTTTTCTCAAAAGCTTTTATTGCCTGGTGTAAATGGTAATGCGGTCGAGACTATTACACCATTGCGTGCTTACTATAGCGTACCAGATCACATCAGGTATCTAGACTTCGATCTCACCTTTATTATCGATGAGAACATGCATAATTATCAAGAGATCTTTAATTGGCTCAAAGGTTTAGGAACACCAGATACTCTTCAACAATATAAGGATCTTGAATCTTCGAAAGAAGGCCTGACCTCTGATGTATCAGTCATCCTATTGAACAGCCATAAGAATCCTAACATCAAGTTTACCTTTATCAATGCACTCCCTATTGGTTTGACTCCTGTCTCTCTTGATATGACAACTCAGGACGTGACGTACGCGGAAGCGACAGTCACCTTACGATACGACGCATTTGAAATCGAAAATATGTAGTTGACATTTGCACCTAACTGTGGTATAATGGTGTATTCAAAATTGTTACAAGTGGATTAGTTATGGATACAAATGACATCTCAGGTATGTGGGCGGCCGACGCTCCTATTGACGAAACAAATCTAGTCGGCGAAAGCAAACGGATCCCCTTGCTCCATAGTAAGTACTATAATATGTACTATAGGGAAGTCTTGCGTGTTAAGAAACTCAAAGCCGAATATAAAGAACTCGAACTCGCAAAGCGAGAATGGTTCGACGGCAGCATGGCTGAAGAAGATCTTCGTGATCGTGGATGGCGTCCATACCAGAAGAAAATCATTCGCCAGGATATGGATAAATATCTACAGTCGGATAAGGAAATTATTAAGCTCAGTTTGACTATTGATTTCCATACCGCTAACGCAAATTATTTAGAAGATATAATTAAGACAATACACAGCAGGAACTTTATTATCAAGTCAATGATTGATATGCTGAAGTTCCAAGCAGGTGATTATTAATGTGGAACAAAATCGTTAAGTTGATATCATCGCCAATCGACAAGAATAAGGTCGACAAAGCGATTATGACTTCTTTACCGACTATGGACGAAGAGATTGATCCTAATGATGTCAATCTCGAAAATGCTTATAAGACCCGTTGGATCTGGTATCATACTATTCTCGCCGTTCTTATATTTTTTACGAATCTAATATTATTTGGTATTTTTATATTACTGGCAATTAAGTTATAGGAGAACAAGAATGAAAACATTACTTCTAACTTCCAGCCTGTTCGTAGCATCTTCTGCGATGGCTCACGAAGGAGATCATTCCCACCCCCACGGCCTAGCATTTACTATGGGTGTTTTACTTGCATTTGTTTTAGTTGGTGCAGCACGCCATATTAAGATTAAGAACTTCAAAATCAAATAAGAAGCATTTTTTATTATGAGCGAAAGGATTGAAATCGAAAATATAAACTCAGTACATATGAAAGTCAAGGCCGACTCCGGCACCTTGATGGAAATCTCTGAGCACTTTTCTTTCCGACCTGAAGGCTATCAATTTAATCCAAAATTCAAAGCTCGAGTGTGGGATGGAATCATTCGTTTATTCCAGCCTATGAGACCTAAACTATATGTAGGTCTGTTCCCTCATCTAAAGAAATTTTGTGATGACCGCGGATACACTATCGTAGCTCCAGATCATATAGGAACAGAGGAGCAATTTGATGATGATTACCCTATTGAACTCGCTAAAGAAATCAATTGCAAGTTTACACCAAGAGATTACCAAATCGAATACATCAATAACGCTTTGCGTAACCGTCGATCTTTATCTCTATCACCGACATCATCTGGTAAGTCTTTAATCATCTATTTGATTCAGCAACATTACTACCAAGCCTTCGGTCATCGTACACTGATCATCGTTCCCACGATCTCGTTGGTACATCAAATGGCTGGTGACTTTGTTGATTATGGGTGTGACGCTAGTATCATCTATAAGATACAAGGTGGTGTTGACAAGAATACAAAAGCACCTATCGTAATTAGTACATGGCAGTCGTTAATTAAACAGCCTAAGGATTGGTTCGATCAATTCCGTGTGGTTCTAGGTGACGAAGCTCATACATTCCAAGCAAAGTCACTCACCACCATTATGGAAAAGTTAACTGATTGTGAGTATCGACATGGGTTTACTGGTACGCTTAAATCGGCAGAGAGTAAGACTCACCGGCTAGTACTCGAAGGATGCTTTGGTAAAGTCAAGCGATATGTGAATACTAAAAAGCTTATGGACGAGGGAACGGTTGCAGACTTTAAGGTCAAAGCAATTGTACTCTCTCACAACAACCAAGCTCGTAAAGACTTTAAGAAAGCGATGGGTACTATTAAAGAAGGTGTAAAGAAGTGGCCTGCTGAACGTGAGTTCATTGTAAATCATCCAGGCCGTAATAACTTTATTAAGAATCTCGTTCATAGCCTCGAAGGTCAAAACAATTTGATCTTATTTGACTTAGTTGAAAAGCATGGTAAGGTACTTGAGCCACTCTTACAAAAGGAAGGGCGAGTACTACATTTCATCTATGGTGGAACAAGTGGTGACGAACGAGAACGCATTCGTAATCTTGTTGAGAATGATTCCGAAAAGCGCCACAACATACTTGCTAGTTACGGTGTCTTCTCAACTGGTGTTAACCTCAAGCGATTAGACAACGTGATCTTTGCTTCTGGCTCAAAGTCAGAGATCAAAGTACTTCAATCAATTGGCCGTACGCTACGTAAGGCTGATGACTCAACTCAAGCAGTTCTATATGATATAGCGGATGACTTATCCGTAGGTGAATCATTTGAGAACTACACGCTTAAACACTTTAAGAAACGTATTGAAATCTACGGCGCTGAACAGTTCTCATTTAAGATATTCACAGTAGACATTTAACAGTTGACAATTGACCTTAACTGGTATATAATAGCAACTTAAATTAATCAACATGTGAGGTAACAATTAGACCATGGCTAAGAAACGGAATTACGTAAACAACCCTGATCTCTTACAAGCACTCATCGACTACCGAACAAATGTCGCTGAAGCTGAAGACTCAGGTGAAAATCCGCCAAGGGTTCCAGATTATATTGGTAGTTGTATCATGCTAATTGCTACTCGACTAGCAACTAAGCCAAACTTCTCTGGCTATTCTTACAAAGATGAAATGATTTCTGATGGCATTGAAAACTGTCTGCAGTACATTCACAACTTTGATCCTGAAAAATCTAGTAATCCTTTCGCGTATTTCACGCAAATTATTTGGTACGCGTTTCTACGACGCATCCAAAAAGAAAAGAAGCAGACTTATATTAAGTTCAAAGCTTCACAAAACATGATGACCGAAGCAATCATTAATGACTCAGCTGATATGGTAATTCAATTGAATGAGCCACCTGAGTACATTAGCGAGTTCATCGACGACTTTGAAAAGAAACTAAAAAAGTAGGAGACTGCAATGTTTAAGAAAATAGGATTTGCTATCTACGACCTGTATCAGTATTTTTTCAGCCTAAAGGTAAACCCATTGAGACACATTCCGAATGAACTTGTACAGTTTATGCTTATGTTCTATTTGTCGGTAATGTGGACAGTAGTATTTACTTTCTGGGCTGGATACACTTGGATGTATGGACTCTATAGTGTAGGCGGCCACCTTCTAGTCCTTGGTGCGTTCTTTATTACTGTTGCTATATTTCATGATGCAGAAAA